CTTCCGGTCCTTGCTTCTCAGCCGCCAGCAAACGATTGACAGCAGATTCCGCATCGGCGACTGACCTGCCGGCAGCGACGTAAGCGTCACGCACGCCCACGATCAACGTCGCCCATTTCTGCGAACCACCAGCGGCAACGAGTTGCTGGACCTCGATCTTCTCAATGACTGTCAGTGCGCCCTTGAGACTAGTGGTGAACTCATCTGTCGCCGAGCGACCGGCCAACTCTTTTGCAGATGGACCGCCGAAGGCTCGTTTGAACAGGTCGCCAATCTTCGACAACAACGGCCCGAGGATGGCGCCGAGGCCAGGAAGAATAGCGTTGACCATCCCACCGAGTGCATCCCCAAACTTTGAGGTGATCATCGACGTGAACTTCGTTCCACCGAACATATGTTCTGTAAACGACTTTCCGAAAGCAGAACCGATACTTTTCACGATGTCTCCGCCTCCCTCTAGCGCGTGGAGAATCGCGTCACCGATACCGGCAAGACCGCTGCGAAAGCCCTCTACTACCGATTCACCAAAAGATTTCGACTCGTCAGCTGCCTTTTCAAGTCTGGTCGCAACAGCATCGATGTCGCCACGGATCATCTCCATCGTGTCGTCAAACTCTTTAGCTCGGTCGTCGGCTTCGTTCAAACTGTTGGCAACGAAATCAATCTGCTCCCTGAAGTCTCTGATGTTGTCGATATCCGTCAGCTCGTCCATCCGCGCAAAGAACTTATCCTCGACGGCGCGAACCTCCTCCGTGACATTCTTGACCTCTTGAAGAATCGTGATGTATTTCTTCAACTGCTCACCCGTCATGTGCACGCGACCCGCGAGCATAACTTCCGAAACCCCAAGGTCCTTCTGGGTCTCGATGTAGTCGAGGGTATAACCGCTGGCTTTGAACGTCGTGTTCGCAAGCGCCTGGTGTGCGGCTTGGTTCTCGATCGCTGCGTCGTATTCCTTCTCCATCGCCGCTGTCAACGCCACGCCAGAAGATGCGCGCTTCTCGATCAGCGGGATGAGGCGCTGTTGAATGTCGTAATTCGCTAATTCAGTAGGATTTAGTTTTGCAAATGCCTGATCGAATGCTTTCACTTCATCACTAGAACCACGAATCGTCTCACTAAGCGACTTGACCTTCTTATCGAGTTCCGCCGTCTTGCTCCCTGTATTGACAAAATTCTCACCCAAGTTGAGGGCCGACAGCGCCGCCGCGTCCTGCGCCTTCTTGTGCTCGACCCACCGATCGGCCAATGTCTTGAGTTCCGGGTGCAGCTTTCCTCCTTGCTGTCGCAACATTTCCGCTTGCTGGCCGACGCGATCCATCGTCTCAATATTTGACTTCTGCTCAGCGGTCAGTCCGACAAACGCGACACGTAATTTTTCTACTTCGTTCGCCAGCGTCGCACCTGAAAGATTATCGCGAAGCCTCTTGGCAGCATCGGCAGCAGCATCAAATGTTGTTGTAGTTTCTCCGGTCCTTCGAGCCGTGTTTGCGGCAACAGCGTTGTAAATATCTTGATCCGTCGTGCTACGGTCTATAAGGCCAAGCCACCGCTGCAAACGCAGACTCGCTCGCTCAATAGCGTCTGATAAGCCTAGCCAATCTCCAATGATCGGACCAATCTTCCATCCAGCCCACGCAGCGAGTAACGGCAGAAGCACATAGTTGACTGCCAGCATCGCCGTTCCGAGTGCTGTCATGCCTATCGTGGCTGCGCGAGTTGCAACAGTCGAGAGTCCTAAAGAAACCGATGTAGCTCCGAGGCGGGTAATCAATACATTGTAGTTGATGGTAAGCGCTAATACTGCCGCATTGAGCAGTCCCTTAGCGGCAGTTGCCACACCTGAGGCCGTCGCAGATACATAGGTGGCCGCCGCTGTAATGCCCAGTCGCGAAGAAAGCGTCGTCAACACACCGCTTGTCGCCGTGATTACGCTACTTAGAAAGATCTGCCCCTGTGCCATCGCCCTTGTGGCGAAATCCGAAGCCGCCTGAACGACAGTAAATCCCTTAATCGTTGTAGCCAATCTTGTGTAGGCCTCAACGAGACGTAAGACACCAGAAGCGTGATTCTTCCACAAAATCTCCGATGCCACCAACGCGCCGGACAAATTACCAACAATGTTGATCGTCAGATCGAGCTTAGAAATCAGAGACGCAATTGGGGCCGCCGTGGCGTTGATCGCCATCGCCGTAACGGCAAGCCCAGCCCCTAACTTGAGGCTTCCGATCGTTAGCTCCTGCAACCATCCCGGCATGCTCTCCCATGCCCCGATCACAGCATTGACGGCATCGCGCACGAGGAGGAACGCCTTCTGGAGAACGGTCCACGCGGTTTTCACCCCAGCCACGATGGTGTCGGTAATGTGGAAACGATCGTTCAGGTTGGAAAGCCATTCCCACACGCTTACTAGGGCGTTCTTGACGGTCCCGATGGTCGAGACAAACGACGGACCGAACTTCGTTACGGCGTCGGCAAAGCGGTTGATACCATCCACGAGCGAATCCAGCAACCGTTGACTATCGCCGCCGAACGTCTTTTCGATGGCCGCTTTGATGGCGTCGTACGCCGCCAGCACATGTGGTGACGAGGCCACGGACTTCGCCAAGTTATCGCCCCACTGTTGCATGGCAACAGTCGTTTGCTGAATGCGTTCTTTAAAACTCAACTCTGAGACGCCGACTTTATTGACCCATGCCTCAGAGGCTTTTAGTATGGCGATGCGGTCGGCGTGCAGCTTCCCTTGCGTGTTCAACTGATCGCGTGTGACACCCAGACTCTTGGCCAGCTCCTCCTCGGCACCCTTCAGATCGATCACGCCAATCTGCGCTTGCAGCGAGCGCACACGGCCGGTCGTCAACGCGCCGCTCAGAATTTGCAGTCCTCCTGCCGCATCTGTACCAGTCGCTTTGCCCAACTCGCGTGACACTTGGCCCATCAACTTCGCCTGGTCGCTGGTCAGTTTCATACCAGAGCCAAGCAATCGAGTCGTGGACTGCATCAGCACCATGTCATCGACGGTCCCGCGCACGCCTTCGGTCAGACTGCCGCGCAGCACGTCGCCGGTCGTGCCAGCACTTTCAGCAAGTCGATCGAAGGCGTTCTCAACGCCTGTCAGCGTCGAGCCCTTCTCACCCAACGCGACAATCGCACCGCCCAACGCAAAGACAACCGTCGTAAACGCCGCAGCGGCGATACCCGCGACACCCAGGGTATCGGTTACAACATCCGCAAACTTATGCAGACTGCTGCTGACGATCGTCAGTACCGGCGACAATTCGTCGTCGAGTTCGATAGCGCCGGTCAGTGTCCCGATGTCCAACTAGTCTGCTCCCTGCTCAACGGCAAGCGCCTGCATCTTGGCCATGAACATCAACTTGTTCATCAGCTCCTTCTGCGACGGTGGCTTCTTCGCGTCCTTCTCAAAGTCCAACACGGCGTCTTCTAACTTGAGCGCACTGACGCCCTTGCCTCGGTTGACGTTGTAGAGCATCTGCGCGATCTGCGCGGCGCGGTAGTCGGCCCGCTTCTCCAGGTCAAAGTTGAACGGTTCGACTTGGGCGTAGTGCTGCCAACGCACGAATTGCTTGTACGTAAGTCCCTGCAAAATGTCGCGTTCTACATTCACTACGCCCAGCCTCATTGCCATTCGGTATGCGAAGCGTCGCGAAGGCGACGCCTTCAGTCGTTTTTTTCCTTCTCCTGTTGCTTGACGTTCATGCCGTTCAGCTTCAGGATCTCGCGGACGATGCGCTCAGTCTCTTTGTGCCGCATCGCACGGAATCGCGGGATGTTTTTCGGGTCGTCCGCGTAGCGAATGTTGTGCGGCTCAGGACCCACGAGGCTCTTGGTGATCAACCGGAGGCCCGCCGTCTTTTTTGCCTCACCCTCGTTGGCTTCCGACCACTCGATCATGTCGCCAGCCGTGACGGATCCAATGCGCACTTTCTCACCCGGCTTGAATCCGTCGACGAGCGTGTACTCGACCTCGCTCGCGCCGCTCGCAAGGATCTCGTCCATCGAGGAGTAAATCTTTGCGCCGTCGCCGTTCGGTAGGTCTACTTTATCTGCCATGACTTCCTCTCCCACGCAAGATGGTTAGCGCCGGTTTCATGCTTACAGCGTCACTCCGGAAACCGGCAAAGTGAAGCGCCACCGTCCTGCGTGGGCAGAACTTGTTTAATTCCCGATCACCACGCCGTTGATGGTCATTTTTCCGCTCAACCGAATCCCGACGTCTGCCGTGGACAACCCGTCCACCGGCAGCACGATGTTGTTGATGTCCTTGACCTGGCCGCTCGCGACCCACGTCGTCGTCAGGTCCGGAAAGACGATCTTCCACCCGTCGATCGGCACCGGGTTCGTCATGCGCGCTCTAATGAGACCGGTGAGATGATCGTGCGTCGGGTCCTGCGGCAAGAAGTTCATCTTGATCGTGAACAAGTCGCGCCGCATGACGCCAAGCACGTACGCGTCGATGTTGACGTTGTGCGACGTCGCATCGAACTCATTACTCGTCAGGCCCGGCAACGTGATGTCGCCGACCTCGGCGATTTCCGTGAAGGTCGTGGGCGTCGCTGCAGGCGCACGGTAGACGTGTGCGCCGTGTCCGCTGAGTGGTAGTGTCATGATCTGTCTCTCCCTCTATTAGCTAGGCTGTTTTTGCGCATCGATGTTGAACACCACCATGACGCGCCCGCTTCCATCCAATCCAATGTCCGTCGGTTCTTGCCTCGCCGTGATCTTCTGATAGAACGTCCCGCTCAATGTCGTATTCCACACGCCGTTCAGTGCGTCGTACGCGGCCTTCGACATCGTTCGCGCGGCCTGATACGAGCCAGCTCGCACAAGCACCTGCGCTGTTGGTCGCTGCGTCGATGGCCCAGCGATGTTGTGCACGCGCGTCGCACCAGTGCCTCCGGTCTCGATCAGTGATAGGAACGGGCCGCTGCCCGTCGGGATCACCGCCTTGGAGCCGAGAAAAATGTTCGAGCCAGTCACGCCGACGCTCTGCGACACGAGGCGCGCGGCGATTTCGTCGAGGAAGCTCACGCGTCATCCCTCACATGCTGTAACTCGTCAAGAGACGCAGCCACCAACTGTCCTGCGAACCTGCTGCCCAGCGGGATAATAACGAGGCCAGGTGACGTTGCTAGTGCCTGCAGACCAATGACAATGGCGCGACAGTTGTCATGCCACAGCACGCGATCACCAATCTCATATCGCTCGGTGTCGCTCACGGCTTCGCCCTCTCCAAGTGAATCCGCTGTCCGATCCGTGCGGCCATCTCCGGCATCGCCTCGTTGATCGGTCCTTCGAGGAACTTTGGACCCGTACCCTCTGACGTCCAATCGATCTCGCCGCCTTGGTCATACATCATGCGCCACGACGGCGGGTCGTAATCGGAAGGCGTCTCGTGCACCGCGATAGCATAGGCGCTGGCCGCGCCGCCATAGGACATCATCACCGAGATGTTCCTGCCCCTCCGCACCGGTTCGTGCACCTTCCCGCTCGCGCGCAGCGTCCCGCCTCCTGGCGCCACGGGACAGCGACGTTTGCTCTCGGTCATGACAATCTGCGCTTCGGTGTAGATGGCCGCCGCCACACGGTCCGGAAACTGCCGCGCAATCTCCTTCAGCGTGCGCTCCATCTCCTTGACGCCCTTGAGGATGGCGTTCATACGGCGGTCATCTCCGTCACCTCGCGCGACCCGATCATCGCGCCGAGCATCTCGACGTACTGCTGCCCGATGTGCTCCCACCGGAAACGCGACTCCTCGACACGCGCGAGTCCGGCCTTCGCGTACTGCTCACGCCACTCCGGCTTCCGGTACAGGTGATCGAGCACCTCGATGAACCGCTTCTCGTCGGCCACGCCGCCGATAACGTTTAACCCCGGCGCCACCGGATTGATGGCCGTCGACGTGCACGGTACGAGCACCGCCGCTTCTTTCGCCAACTCACCAAGCGCGGACCAATCCGGTACAATTTGCGGTACGCCACAGGCCATGCCCTCGAACGTTGTCAACCCGAAGCCCTCGCCCTGCGTCGTGGACATCTGCACGTTAAAGCAGTTGTACGTCTCGCGCATCTGCTGCTCGGTGACGCCGTAGAACGGTGGTGGCGTCACAAGGATCAACCGGCTCAGCACGCCGTAGTACTGCGCGAGCTGCTGCACGTCCGGACCCGAGTCGCCAGTCGGCGCGGTGTGGAGGAAGAGATGCGCGTCGTCCACACCCTTCGTGTTCACCCAATTGGCAAAGTAGCGGATCGTCAGATCCCACCGCTTGCGCGGCTGGTTGCGGTTGACGTTGCCCACGATGAAGACGTCGTCAAACTCACGCGGCAGGCCGCGAGCGAGACGCGCCTCGTAGCGGTCCATCGGGTGGTAGGTGTTGAGGTCCACGCCGAGCGGGATCACCGACGACGGGCCGGTGTAGCCGCCGCGCCGCGCTTCCTTCCTTGCGAAATCAGTCCAGAAGACGGCGTGCGAGACGTCCTTCAGCCACGAGCCTTGGAAATTCGGCCCGTCGATCGCGACGATCGCGACAATCGGACGATCGACATGCTCCGGGAACGCGTACGTGCCATCTGGTTTCTTC